TCCTGAAAAATATTTTACTGATGATATAATGAAACAACTAGACACTATTGCCAAGAAGCAGTTTTCCTATGGATCGGATTGAGACCACAATACTTCAAAACTTAATATACAATGAAGAATATTCCCGAAAGGTAATACCTTTTATATCATCAGATTACTTTGAGGAAAGAAAAGAAAAAATTATTTTTGAGGAGATAACGTCATTTATTGTTAAATATAATTCAACAATAACAATTGAAGCACTAAATATTGAGGTTGAAAATAGAACTGATTTAAATGATAATGAAATTAAAGACATTCGAAATGTTATTAACTTATTAAAAGATAGTCCTTTAGATTATCAATGGTTAATAGACACTACTGAAAAATGGTGTCGTGATCGTGCTATATATTTGGCACTAATGGAATCAATTCAGTTAGCTGATGGAAAGGATGACAGTAAAGGAAGGGATGCTATTCCTAGTATTTTGTCTGACGCTTTGGGCGTTTCTTTCGATAATAATATAGGACATGACTACTTATTAAACTACGAAGATAGGTATGATTTTTACCACAAAAAGGAAGAAAAGATTGAATTTGATTTGGAATATTTTAATAAAATCACGAAAGGTGGTTTACCTAATAAGACTCTTAACATCGCACTTGCTGGTACGGGTGTCGGGAAGTCTCTATTCATGTGCCATCATGCTAGCTCCGTGTTGCTCCAAGGGAGGAACGTACTCTACATTACAATGGAAATGGCAGAGGAGAAAATTGCTGAACGAATTGACGCAAACCTCCTAGATGTTTCGATACAGGATTTAACTGATTTACCAAAGATAATGTTTGAGAATAAGGTTAATGGTGTATCCAAGAAGACTCAAGGTCATTTAATTATTAAGGAGTATCCGACTGCAGGTGCACATAGTGGGCATTTTAAAACATTATTGAATGAACTTGCATTGAAAAAATCTTTTAAACCTGATATAATATTCATAGACTACTTAAATATATGTGCGTCGTCACGTTACAAGGCAGGATCAAATGTCAATAGTTACTCGTATATTAAAGCGATTGCGGAAGAACTCCGTGGGCTTGCAGTTGAGGCTACTCAGACGACTCGTTCTGGCTTTGCTAGTAGTGATGTTGATCTTACTGACACATCTGAGTCCTTCGGTCTCCCTGCCACTGCTGATCTTATGTTTGCTCTTATATCTACGGAGGAGCTTGAGGGGTTAAATCAGATAATGGTAAAACAACTTAAGAATCGATACAATGATCCTACCATCTTCAAGAGATTTGTTATTGGAATTGACCGTGCTAAAATGAGATTATATGACTGTGAGCAAAAAGCACAAGAGGATATTCTTGACAATGGAAAGGAAGAAGAGTATAATAAAGAAGATAAAGTTACTAAAAAGTCATTTGCTGAGTTTAAATTTTGATAGTTCAAAGAGTTAAATGGTCTAGTGCTGTTGTAATTCTTTTTGCCATGGTTTTTCACGTCATGGGTTGGACTCCTTGGAATAGTATTTTGCAAATGATTGGTGCTGCTGGATGGGTTTATGTTGGTTTTAAATCAGGAGAACGAGCAATTATTTTAAATTTTCTTCCACAGTTTTTTATCATCATTCCTGGTCTTATTGTTCTTTATCTTACAAAGTAAATTATGCCAATACCTGATCATTTTTATCCCTACTGGTCTGTCTATGATCACAGGGGAGAAAAATATTGTGATTGCAGTCATGAAAAATATGCGATCAGAACTTTAGAGTTACATGAGGGTGAGGGATTTACTTATAGAAGGATAGATGCTCCTAAACCATTACCACCACATATTGTTGATGTAACAGCAGAGTATGAAGGTGAGTTACCAGGTCAACAGGGACTGCCAAAAGCAAAAGAAAGATTGCCTTTTGAACCTGTATTGGAAGAATTACCTCAAAGCAATTTACACAAAATTTAATTATGTCTGGAGACTACAACACACACAACAATCAACAACCAAATATAAATTACAACGATACAAAAGTTGACCTCAACAAATACGCTATATTCGTGGATGGTGTCACATCCGATCCCAGTAAAGATTATCAATCTTTCCTTGAGAGTCTTAGTTCCCTTGACGGAAAGGGTGCCAATATTCACAGGCTTCTTACTGCTGCTGTTGGGATTAGTGCTGAAGGTGGTGAGTTTATGGAGATCGTTAAGAAAATTATTTTCCAAGGAAAACCTTGGAATGATGATAATCGTGAGCACCTTATTATTGAGTTGGGTGATGTTTGTTGGTACGTCATGCAAGCTTGTGCTGCCTTGAATGTAACTCTTGATGAAGTAATAGAAGGTAATGTGAATAAATTAAAGAAGAGATATCCTGGTGGGGATTTCGATGTCCACTATTCAGAAAACCGTAAGGAGGGAGACCGATGAGAGAACAATTAATCAGAGCACTTCTTGCTCATGCTAATGGAGATATCCAAAAACATGTTGCTAATGTAGAAGTTTATTTAACTAATCCTGTTGGTATTGGAGAACACTCAAATATTGTAGAAGCAATTGAACAAGAGTTGGATATGATTGCTAAGTATCAAGATCAGATAGACATCATAAATAAATACTTCAAAAAGTAATAACAGATGGCAAAATTATTTGCTCCAAAGGTAGATGCTACAACGATGACTGCTATGCAGGAGTTAGCTTCTGCATGGATTTTTAAAAGATCGATTCAAGATAATAAAAAATTTACTAGTGTAGACAGTGTATTTAAAGATAAAATAACCTATGATGAAATAATTAATATATGGATAAAGGCAAGTAAAGGTAAAATAAAAAATAAAGAAGAAGCAGAGTTATCATTACTTGAAGGTGGATGGATTGATAATTTTTATAAACAAAATGATAGACTATTAACAGAAATTGGTGATCCTAATTTTACTGTGTTCACTCGTGGTGCAACCAAAGGTTTTATGTCTGGATGGTATAATCAATCAGATACATTTATGGATTGGGTAGGTAATTATGTGAAGGATGAATTTAAAATAATGAAAAAAGATAATTGGGATCCTGCTGATATTTGGTTGCTAAAGAATGAAAAAAAACATAGAAAGGAAATAATTGAAGCGATGAAAGGTCCTACAAGAAGTAAAAGGCAGGGTATTGTTGAGGCAAATTTAAATCAATTTAATGATATTTTTAGAGAATTGTTTTCAAAAAAAGAAGTAATGGGTATATCCTTGAAAAAAGTTTCTGGATCTGTAGCTAAATGGAAACTTGTTAATGTAACTGAAAAATTCTTTAAAGAAATTGAAGCTATAGAAATGAGTTATGAAAGTAGTAAATGTAAATTTGGTCCTGGTGTTGTCACAGAAAAACAAGCAGAAAGAGGTAGAAGAAAATTAAAATTACCCACACAAGCAGGTTCTTTTTCATTAGAAACACAAGAAACCATGATTAACCTTAAAGATACTGCAAATAATAAAAGATATGAGATACAAGTAAAGGCAAATGATAATAGTAAATTTGATAATCTTAAGTATGAACCAAAGGATAAAAGTAATTCATCTGCAAGATTAGGAAAAGCAACTGGATCATACGTTGATGATCTTGTTGAATTTTATGGTATAAAGGGGTGGAAAAGAAGACATCAAGATTATCCTAAAAATGCAGAGGAATTTGATGAAAAGGAACAGATCAAATATCTTAAAATGATTTCTAAATTAAAAACAAAAGGAGTTGATATAGGAAATGTTACACCGGAGGAGGCAGTGATAAATATTAGGGCAACTTTTGCAGAGACTAGTCAACCTCAAACAGCTCAAAGTAAATTAATGCAAGTGACTTGGTTACATGGATTACTATCTTTATCTAATAAAAATAGAAATAAAATGTTAACTGATATGGTATATCTTGCTGAAAAAGCAGGAAGAAGATACGGACCTTATGGTAAACTATACTAATGAAAATAACTATTGACCAACTGATTAGTTCTTTTGAATCTAAGACGCAAAATAAGAAAGAAAGATATAATGATTTTTTATATCATTGCTTTCAATTATTTGAAAAATTAATTACAGATAAAAAGAACAAACGTAAGAAAGATAAATATATTATTATGAGACAAAATCTTATTAATTATTTGATTGTAAACGAAAGATCAGTAACATTAAAACTTTGTAGATGAAAACTTTTATCAATTTTATTGAATCACTTGCCGTTCAACAAGCCACACGTATGGGTTTAAAGAGTGACGGTCATGGAGGATGGTACGATAATAAGGGTGAGTTTGTAGCAAAAACTGATAAAGGACAATTAAAATTTTTTAATAAAAGACAAAAAATAGGTCAACAAGATCCACCTCAATCTGATAAAGAGAAAAGATTATCAGCTCCTGTAAGTCAACCTGTTCAGCAGGAACCTGTAATTACAATGCAACCCCCAGAGGTCAAAAAGACAAAAGGAACTCTGACGATTGCATTTGGTCGTTTTAATCCACCAACAACAGGACATGAAAAGTTATTGGATACTGTTGCGTCATCATCTGATGATAATGACTATATGATTATCCCATCAAGAACTCAGGATAAGAAGAAGAATCCATTGGATGCCAATACTAAAGTATCCATGATGCAAAAAATGTTTCCAAAACATAAAGATAAGATTGTTAATGATCAAGCAAATAAAACTATTTTTGATGTGTTAAAGAAAGCTCATACTGACGGATATGCAAATGTTCGTATACTTGGTGGAGCAGATCGTGTTAAAGAATTTGAGAAGTTAACTGGTAATTATAATGGTAAGTTGTATAAATTTGATAAATTAGAAGTTAGATCTGCTGGTGATCGTGATCCAGATTCTGATGATATAACAGGAATGTCTGCATCAAAACAAAGAAAGGCAGCTGCCGAAGGAGATATTAAAACTTTTATGAAGGGTGTACCAAAATCACTTAATCAAAAAGATGCAGAAGAATTATTTAAAAAGATAAGAACTGCAATGAATATTAAAGAAGGTTGGAATCTCTGGGAGATTGCACCTAAGTTTGATTGGAAAGGTCTTCGTGAGAATTATGTAAGTGAAAAAATATATCGTGTTGGTCAAATGGTTGAGAATATGAACAACGGTTTAGTTGGTCGTATAATTCGTCGTGGTGCCAATCATTTAATTTGTGTAACTGAAGATAAGATTATGTTTAAATCGTGGATAAAAGATGTATCAGAAGCAATTGTAAATGGTACAAATCAGTCGGGTGTTCCGGCAGATCAAAGATTAGTTGGCACTGATGCACATCGTAAATACGTGGAAAAATTAGTTCCTGGTTCTTCTTACGGAAAACATTTCATAAATAAATATAGAATAAAGAAAATTGACACTTCAAATGGGTAACATAATATCTGAAGAGACTCCAAATAAACCACAACCTGGTGCGGGTGCTGCTGACAAATTTCGTAAACAAGCAAGACAATTGGCTTACGATGTTAGATATAAAGTTAAAGCAAGTTTTAAAAAAGGTCAGAAAGCTGATGCTGCATCTTTGAAGAGAGCATATCTTTCACAACTTGGTAAATCTTCAGCACAGGGTATGGTAAAAACTCTGGCTAAAAAAATGTTAGTTGGAGAAGAATATGATTTTGTAAATGTTAAAACATCTTTTTCAAAAGTTTTTGATAAGACATTTTCTGAGCATCATCAAAAAGATGCTGATGGTAATGTAATACCACATGAAGACGAAGAGAAAATAACTGAAGAGATGAAAGGTGAAAAAAAATATAAAGTAAGAGTTAAAGATAAAAAAACTGGAAGATCATATACTCGTATGGCTTCTAGATCTAAAATATCTGAATTAAGAAAAAATCCTAACATAACTTCAGTTGAAATGACAGGATATGGGACAGCATACGAGGGTGAGAAGAAAAAGGGTGAGCAAACTGCAAAAACAAAATCAGGTAAAGGATTAGATCCAGTTGGTAAAGAAGACGGGGATGTTAATAATGATGGTAAAAAAGATAAGACAGATTCTTACCTTATGAATCGTCGTAAAAAAATTGGTAAGGCAATAGCAAAGGAAGAGTTTATAGGTGAAGTTGCAGAAACTGATAAGGTTGATGCGAATGATAAAAAATTAGATGTAATGAAAGGTAAGAATAAAGTCAAAATTAATCCAAATATGGGTGAAGAAGTAAAAATGAAAAAGGAAACTGAGCAAGAGGATGATGGTATGTCCTTTGATGCAATGAAGGATTTGAAACCAAAAGAAGGTGATGATCCAAGATCAATGCCAACACTTGTTAACTTAATGAAAAATAAGTTAAGAGCTAAAGGTTTGAATATGTCATTCAAAGTGACTGGTAAGATGGTTGATGAAAACTATCGTGCAATGAGAAATCCTGAGAAGTATGGCAAACCAGATGATGAATCTGATAAACCATATAGTGAGAGATCAAAAGCAAACAGAATGAAAGATCCTAAGAGAGGTATTAATTCTCCTGCATTCAAAAAGTTCATGGCAGACAGAGGTATGAGTGCATCATACGAACCTGAGTTACCAATGTTAGAGAGTGAAAATGGAATTGATCCATTTGTGCAATCATCACTTCAAGCACTTGGTTCACTAGTAAAAAAAAAGTCTAATCTAGGTGAAGAAGGGTATGATATCGCAAGAGATCAAGGAAAAGTAAAACCTTCCAAAGATAAAAAGGATGCGACTACAATGCCACCAAGTGAAGAAATCAAAAAAACACAGAAGGTAAACAAAGGACCTTCTGCAGTTGAACTTGTCAAAAAGAAGTATGGCAAGTCTGTTATGAATGTAAAATAATGCCAGCAGTTTCTAAGAAACAACAAAAGTTTTTTGGAATTGTTCGTGCCATACAAAAGGGAGAACAAGCTCCAACCACACCTGAGACTGCAAAGGCAGCAGCAGATATGAAGAAGGGTGATGTGAAGAAGTTTGCATCCACAAAACACAAAGGTTTACCTGAGAAGAAAAAAATAAAAGAAGAAAAAACTACCACATTCCCACAAATGCAACAACGTATAAGGGATGCGAAGGAAAGATTGAGAGACAAAAGAAAAAAATCCGATAAACTTTATATGGACACAAAGAAACACGGTGTCAAGTTCTACGATAAAAAAGGATCTGGTCGGATTAAGCAAGGAAAGAAAGTCTACGAATAAATTGCTATATAGTATAGTTAGATTAGTAGATCATGTTATCATTTTTATTACCATTCGCATCTAAAATAATTACTGATGCTGTAAACAAAATTCCTGAAGACGCAGAACTAGGAGAAAAACTCATAGATATTTGTCTAGTTATCATAGGAAAAGCAGTTAAGTTAACAAAAACTGAAGCTGATGATAAGTTATTTGCACAAGTCGAAAAGGCTATTAAATCACGTTAACGTTAGAGATATATAAATATCTTTAGAAATAAGATTAATTGCGGGTAAAGCTATGTCTCTTTGGGGTAATAACGATAATTTGGTGTCAAATGGAACTGTGTCTTTAAATTATGGCACTAAAGTAGTTACTGGCACCGGAACAACATTTGGAACAGTAGGATTCGGTGTCACGGGTGACATCATAAGATTTGGTGCTCGTGGACCGGGTGCAGGTCAAACATATTTTGGAGATGCAGTAATAGTTTCAATTGCAAATACTCAATCATTAACGATTGGTTCTACAGCAGGATTGAATGGTGAAGCAATGGCAGCTACCATACCATATCACTTAAGTCAATTACCTAAGAGCACTGTTCTTGATCACTCAACTGATGCAGGTAAAGATGCACTTCCAACATACACTGCATTTTTACATGGATCGATGACAGAGGCAGATGATCAAACTCTTGTCAATGAAAAGCATATAGGTGTTAGTAATGCTAAATTCATAGGAATAACAACAAATACCAAAGGTAAAGACGCATTATTAAATGATGGAAATAATATAGAAATTACTGCTATTGGATTTGGAACTGGTAAAACAACAAGTCCTTCTGTAATTGGATTCTCAACAGTTTATGTTGTGACACCTCCAGGTATCACAGTTAATAATGCTACAGTTGATGTTACATCAGGTGGATCATTAAAACAAATTTTAATTACAAGTATTGGTTCAACTTCAGTAGGTCTAGCAGCAACTATCTCTGCACAGATAAATGCAAATGCAATACTAACATTTAGATCTGACAGTATCATAGCTCTCGCATCAACAGTTAGTGCAGGTATCGCAACTGGTGATATCCTTACTTTCACAAAATTAAAAGGAGGATATGATAAGTTAGTTTACGGTATTGGTGATGGAACATCTGAGACATTTGATGGATCATCAACAGAATATAGAACAAGTGGCACAGGTTGGGTAGGTGTTACAACTTATCTTGACTGTCACGGTAATCTAAGAGTTAAGTCTGAAACACTTGTAGCAATGGGTGGTAACGCACAGGATGCTACTGCGGGTATACAAACTGGAGTCAACGGTATTCTATACCCATCAACTAATTAATTTTTTATTTTTGTTTTTATGTTATGAGATTTGATGAATTAAATGAAGAAAATTATTTACTCTTTGCAATAAAATTTTATGATAACCCTCAAGCTGTCACAAAGGATGACTTTGAGGATGATTTGAAAAGGATAAAATACATTAAAAGACTGTTAAAAAGGTATCAAAACAATGGTGAATTAAAAACTCATCTTATTTTGAACCACTTGACAGTCCTTTTTAATGTTTTCAATGAGGCAACTGTACCTCTTTTGTTTTACAATTTAGAGAAGGATCTATGGCCATCAATTAAAAGTTTTTTAATTTTTTTAAAACGGATTCCAGATTATCCACAAACTCAAATAAATAAAATTGATTATGATGAAAATTGTTTAAATCAATTAAATTCAGTTTAATGAATATAAAGAAGGTTACTAATAAAATAAAGGAAATACAAGAATCCGTTCCAACAAACTCAGTTGGATTAAATGGATTGACTGGTTCTGCCACAGCTGCAGGACCTTTGGGGGGATTTGATAAATTATTGTTTCCACCATCAGAGGATTTGCTATCACAAGATTATCAAACACCAGGACAGTCTGGTCTTGCTAAATGGAGATTCTCGAATGTTTATCCAGTGCAAAAGGTAACTGAAAAAGA